ATTTGATTTAGACGCAGATGCAACAGGAAGTCAACATACAATCTTTTTTATGAGTGGATGTAGAATAATATCTATGGATGAACCATCTACATTAGAAGGAATAAATGAAGTTACTATGGAGATTAAACCACAAATTTTAATAGGTTCGTCGTTTGATTCAAATGGTACATGGGCACCATTCGCATAAATTTGTTTATAGGCGTTAATTTTAAGCCTAGCCGAAAGGCAAACTAAATTAGGAGGAAAAATGAAGAAACAAACGTTAAAAATAGAAGACAAAGAATACACAATTTCAGAATTGAAATATAAAGATGTAGCTGAGCTTCAGGATTTAAGTAAATCAGAATCTGCTAAAAGATTATTACAATTATCAACTGGAATTACAGATGAAGAATATGACAATATTGGCATGAGTGCAGGTATTGAATTAATGAAAGAAGTAAATAAAATCAATAACATTGAAAATTTTCAGACGCCAACTCAAGTATAAGTAGTGAGTTGGCAATTTGTGATTATTTTAAATGGACGTTAAGTGATGTTTATAATTTGTCTATGTCAGAATATGAAGGTGTAGTTAGATATTTAAAAAAAGTAAATATAGAAAACAAGAAAGCATTACGAAAATCTAAAAGATAATGGTATTTGGACAAAATATAGTAGAAATTGTAATAAGTGCTAGGGATAAATTTTCCAAGGCATTTAATAAAGCAGGTCTTTCTATGCAAAATTTTAGAAAGTCTGCTTTAGCGATGGGTGCAGTAGGAGGGATTATTGCATTTGGGTTAAAGAAAGCAGTAGATGCGTCTATTGAGTTAGAAACAGCTATGGTTGGAGTGAGAAAAACTACTGGGATGACTGCCAAAGAAACAGCATCTTTAAGACAAGAATTTATAGATTTATCTAAAGTAATGCCAATCGCAGTAATTGATTTAGCTTCTATTGGAGAAGTAGCTGGTCAATTAGGTATTCAAGGTACAGAAAATATAAAATCTTTTACTGAAGTAGTGGGTAAAATGTCTATCGCCACAGAATTATCTGCTGAATCCGCAGCATTAGCATTAGCAAAAATTTCAAATGCTATGGGTCTTCCTATTAATGAAGCAGAAAAACTAGGTTCTGCAATTAATGAATTGTCAAATATAAGTGCAGCAAGTTCAACTGAAATTATAAGTGCTATGACAAGAGTTTCTGGTTCTGCTAAAACACTTGGCTTATCTACTGAGGTAGTAGCTGGATTAACTGCATCTTTAATAGCGGCGGGTGAGCCAGCAGAAAGAGCGGGTACAAAATTAAGAAGTGCCTTTGACCAAGTTGTTAAAAATATTAAAAAGGTTGAAGGTATTATGCCAGGATTTTCTGATGCATTAAGAGAAGATGCTAATGGTGCAATACTTGAATTAATACGCGTTATATCAAGTATAGAAGACCCACTTCAAAGACAGGCAACTGCAATGGACATTTTTGGAACAGTTGGAGCGTCTGCTATAAATAAACTTTCTAATAATCTCCCAGAAATGAATAAATTAATCCGAGCATCTGCTAACCAATTTGAAAATGCAACTTCTTTAGACGAAGAGTATAATATAGCACTTGGTTCTACAGCTAATCAAGTTCAATTAGCAAAAAATTCTTTCACGGCAATGCAATTAGAAATAGCAAATGTTCTAATGCCAGCATTATTACCATTAATTCAAGGAATAAGAAAAGTATTTGAATGGTTTTCAAAATTACCAAACCCAGTAAAACAAATAATAGTAATATTTGGAGCAGCAACAGCAGCTATATTTTTATTGGCAGCAGCAGTTGCTTTAGTAACATTAGTGGCATCACCTTGGTTGCTTATTCTTTTTGCAATAGCAGCGGCGGTTGCGGCAGTTGTATTAGTGATAAAAAATTGGGGTGTAATTATAGATTGGTTGAAAGAGAAATTAGACCCAGTATTTGATTTTTTAAAGAGATTATTTGCACCACAATTAGCTATAATAAAATTAGCGCTTAAGGCTATAGGAATTGCAGCTAAATGGTTATGGGATAATGGAATTGGTTGGTTATGGGATAAAATGAAAGCATTTATTGGTTGGATTAAAGACACCTTTTTGGGGATATTGGGAAAAGTTATTTCTATAATAGGAAAAGTTATTAGTAAAGTTGCAGAGGTATCGGAATCTGCTGGAAGCGCTATAACTAGTGCAGGCGAACGAGTATTGGGTAGTAGACAATCTGGTGGTCCAATAAATCAAACTGGATTATATAAATTACACAAAGGTGAAGTAGTTATTCCTTCTAATAAAAAAACAGGTGTTAATATTTATATAGATAATTTAATAGGCTTAGACCCAGAAGAAATAAGCAGAGCACTTTCAGACGAATTAAATAGTAAACTAAGTTTATAATGGCATTAACAGATAATCTTGAATCCTATTATAAATTAGATGATGATGCATCTAATACCCATATCGATGATGCATTAGGGAATAATGATGGGACTCTTATTGGTGGTGATGATACTGCAGATTTAAGTGAATCTGGAAAAATAGTTGATTGTTTACATCTAGATGGTTCTAATGATTATATTAATTTGAATTGGGACTATGATCCAACCGCTTTTTCTTTTGCTGGATGGGTTTGGTTTGATGATTTAGATGGAGTACAATTTTTAATATCTGATAGAGCTGTGGGAGATTGGACTCATCAAATTAGAATGAGAGATAATGGAGAAATAGAGGGATGGGTTAAAACTTCTGGCGGAGAGTATGAGGTTACGACCGATAATGGTTCTGGCAATGTTAGTGCTGGGGAATGGATTTATGTAGCTTTGACCTATGATGGAGAAACATTAAAATTATATGTTAATGGTAGTTTAGAAGACACAAATACAAATCCATCTGGGAAAAATAATAATAATAATGATTTAACTCTTGGGGCACAAAGTGATGGAGATAATAAGTTAGATGGTAAGTTAGACGAGTGGGGAATTTGGAGTAAAAACTTAACCAGTGATGAAATAACTCAGTTATGGAATGGTGGGAATGGATTCCCATATCCATTTACTGGAATTACTCCAACTATTCAAGCAACAAATTTAAATTTTACAAATGTATTAAACACTAAAATTAGTGTAGATTGGGATAATGGAGATGGAGCGAAAAGAGCACTTTTTATTAAAGAGGGTTCGACTGGCAGCGCAACACCAGTTGATAACATTACTTATACTGCTAATACTACTTTCAAAAATGGTACGCAAATAGGAACAACGGGATGGTATTGTGGGTTTAATGGTGTGGGTTCCGAAGTTACTATAACTGGACTTACTAAGGGTACTACTTATAATTTTATGGTAACGGAGTATAATGAATAATGGGAAGTGAACTTTATCTTACTGATACAGCTACGGGAAATCCATCTACTCAATCTACCACCTCAATTGATAAAGTATATACAAAATTTCAAGTGAATTCTATTACACACGAACCAAGAAATTTAAACATAAAAAAAACTATGCACGATTCAAATGCTAGTTCTACATTTAAAGCTGTTTTTGATAGCCCTTTTGGTAAGTATAAAAGTTCTTTCACAGTAGGGCATGAAGTGTTAGTTTACGCAGATGAAACAGACGCAACTACTAAGATATTTAGCGGAGTTTTAGAAAAAATACAATTCAAGGGAAAGGGGGCTACTCAGACAGTTACTTTATCTGGTCGAGATTATTCACTTAGATTACAAGACATAACAGCTCAACCACAGGTGTTTAATGATACCGAAGTTTCTGAAATAATAACGGGACTTTTATCTAATAATAACGTGCCTGATATAACTATTAATAATGTAAACGTAACAAGTACAACTTTAAATAGAATGACATATAATCATGAATCTATATTTGATGCTTTTACTGAACTCGCTAAGGTTTCTAATTTTATATTTTATGTAGACGAGGATAAAGATTTACATTTTGTAGAAAGAAAATCAGTCGATTCGGGTGTCACGATAGGAGATTCTCAAAATAATTTACTTGAATCTGATTTGAATAGAAGTAGAGAAGGAATGGGTAATATAGTTTGGGTATACGGAGATAGGTACTTATCTGGTTTCCAAGAGAGAATTAATACTGGAAGTCCAGCTGGTGGCTCTGATTATACTTTACTAAGTAGACCACATAATGTTGAAATCTTTTATCTTGGTTCAACCTTAAAGGGTTCCATTAAGGATATTACACTTACTTTGACTTCTGGGCCTGATTATCAAGTAGACTTCTTTGATAGGAAAATTATATTTCTTTCTGGGGCTGATATAGGATATAGTTCAATCCCCGCAAGTGGTGGAAGTGTTATAGTAAACTACCAAAGAGAATTACCAATAGTTAAATATGCAGAGAATCCAAAAAGTATAAACTTCTATGGACCAAAAGTTAAAATAATAAAAGACAAATCAATCAAAGATCCGAATATAGCTCTTGATTTACTTAAAACTACTTTGAATGATTCAAATCCACTTAATCGTCTTAAGTGTAAATTAAAAGGATGGTTCACATTCAATCCTGGTGAAAAAGTCGTGTATGATTTAGATGATTTTAATATAAGTCAAATAGAAATGAGTATAATCGAAATAAATTATCAATTTGATAAAAATTCAGTCCAAAATAATAGTACTATTACTTTAATCTTATCAAAAAAATTATTAGACATAACAGATCAAATTAAAGAAATGAACAAAAGATTAACTGCTATAGAATCTCAGGAAGTCTCAGATACAGATATTTTAACAAGACTTCTTTCAAGTGAAGAAAGTATGACCATAGTAGGTTCTAATTGGAATGTTTATACTAGAACACTTGGCAGCTCTTTTGTATTAGGTAAGGGCTATCACGGTGTAACTGGTCCTACATTTGGCGGAATTCTTGGTAGTACTGTGGCATCTGGGATTAATTTTCTTGGCGATTCAAGAAGTGCCTTATCTCTTCAATACAGTGGAGGTAACGATTATTCAGTTACTGGCTCTTATAATGATGCGGGAAGTGAAGGACCCCCAGCTGGTGGTGGAGGTGGATATGGAACATACAGTGCACAATGGGGATAATTAAATAAAATGGAGGTATTAAAATTACATATACTACATACGGGAGATCCAGAGTAGCTTTAGCTTTGGGGTCGGATATTTCGAATAATTATATTCAATATTTCGGAGTCGGAACTGGTTCGGGAACTGAAGATAACTCAAATGTTACCTTAGTATCAAATTGGAAGCAATTTAAAATAACAGGTAGCCCAGACTTCTCAGAAGAAAGAAAGGTTTTATTTACTGGTGATTTAAATTCAGTTCAAGCATCTGGACTTATTTTAACAGAGTTTGGATTATATCAAACAAGTGGTACTACATTCCCAGGGTCTACTTGGTCGAGAGAGCAGATAACGGGTTCTATTGTCTGTGACGGAACTATCGAACTTAGGATAGAAAGTAACATTGAAGTTATGTAACTTATATATATTAAAAATCTTAATATATTTAAGTGAAATTAATTTAAACTAATATGACAATAGCAGATAGTGATGGTGATATACTACATTTTTATCACTTAGTCCCGATAGGTTCAGTTGTAGCTTGGTTGAAAGATTTTACTAACACTCCAGCACTTCCTGAAGGATGGGTAGAATGCGATGGAGCAGAAATAACCGATGCCGATAGTCCATTTAATGGACAAAACGCTCCAGATTTAAACAACACAGTGGGAAATGGGAATAAGGGTAGATTTTTAAGAGGACATTCTGAATCATGTCTTACAGAAGATTCACAAAATTTAGCTCATACACATACTATAGACCAGGGTAGTGATGCGGGTACTGGTGCGTATTGGAATAGAGAACATAGTTCTGTCGGAGCTGCAACAAATTCAACAGGTGACACAGAAGCGAGACCATTTAACTATTCAGTTGTGTGGATATTTAGGATAAAATAAAATGAGTACATTTATAAAAATAACAAATCAAGACATATACGAAAAATTAGAAAAGATAGAATCTCATATCTTAATCACAAACGGAAAAGTAAAATTAAATAAATGGATAGCTTCT